ATTATTGTGGGCGACCTCTCCAGAGCTGTGGCCCGAGCTGTGGCCGGGAAAGACCCCGAATCTATTTTGGTACTTATACCCATCGCTCGCGGTATCAACGGCAGAGTTCGAGACTAAGTGGAAACCGCTCATGCCCAAGGAAGAGTTAAAGGATCATCCTACTTATGGCTGGGTGGCACAGTACGCCCCGGGGCGTAATATTTCGTCCATCAAATTTAACTCGGGAATTCTGCTTATGTTTAAGACATACGCGCAAGATCTACAACACTTGCAAAGCGGGACCGCCTACTATGTGGCAGCAGACGAAGAATTGCCTTACAATTTATACGACGAATTAAAATTCCGTCTCACCGCTACTCGTGGGTACTTCAGCTTGGCCTTCACCGCAACCATGGGGCAAGAATTTTGGCGCGAGGCAATTGAAGAGGTTGGGACCAAGCGCGAGCGATTCCCCAACGCAGCCAAGTGGCAGATCTCGCTGTACGATTGCATGAAGTACAAGGATGGGACGCAATCCCCTTGGACCCTGGAGCGCATCCAAGAGATTGAGAACGACTGCTCGGGGCCCATTGAAGTGCAGCGCCGTGTCCACGGTAAATTTATTCGCGAGCAGGGCGGGCTTCTCTACGATGCTTTCTCCATTGAGGGCAACGTGCTTTCGCATCCCGAGAAGGTTCCCAAGAGTTGGTCGGTGTACTGTGGGATTGATTACGGTTCAGGCGGGGAAACGGGGCATCCCTCTGCCATTGTCTTTGTGGCGGTTAACCCTGACATGAGCCACGGGCGCGTAATCAAAGCCTGGCGTGGAGACCAGATTGAGACCACCGCATCCGACGTTATCCTCAAATACATGGCCATGGCAGCCGAACTCAAGGGCGAAGGCTACGTCATTGTGCAGACCTGCTACGATTTCTCCGCGCGCGACCTCTACACTGTGGGTGCCCGTCTTGGCATCACCCTGGTGAAGGCCGAAAAGTCCCACGCCATTGGGGAGAGCGCGCTCAATTCACTTTTTAAGAACGGGATGGTTACCCTCGACGGCTCTGACCACGAGATCATGAAGCTTGCGTATGAGCTGACTGCGCTCAGGCGAGATTGCCCCAAGATGAAGCGGATCGACCATCTATGCTTTGCTGCGGGGACAAATATTGCGACCCCTTTCGGGGAAGTAGCAATAGAGGACATTCAAATAGGAGACTACGTGCATACTCGAAAAGGGGTACGCAAGGTCACTGCATTGATGTCTCGTGAAGCCCTTGTAGAGGACTACGAGTTTAGCGACGGCGTAAAAATCACATGTACACCAAACCATCGATTCTACACCGTAGAGCGAGGCTTTCAGCCTGTGGGTTCATTGACTTCTCGCGATACACTGCTTAAGCTACGTGAATGCAAAAATCCGTCACAGTTGAATTTAATGGAATCAAGTTTAGACGCTTCCCCGAGTCTTCTCGAAGGGAGTTACGGGTATACTACTGGCCTTCTGGGGAACACCGTAAAAAAGGTGTGGGCACATTGCACAGAGAAGTTTGGAAATCAGTTCACGGAGAAATTCCTCCTGGCCATGTTATCCACCACAAAAATGGTGACTCATTGGATAACTCCCCCGAGAATTTGGAGTGTGTCTCTGCCTCAGAGCATATGTCCCGCCACGGGACTGAGCGCTTTCTTGCAGACCCCGAGAAAGCTAGAAGAGGAATGGCTAAGGCAAGAGAAGCCGCCGGCCTCTGGCATAAATCGGAAGAAGGACGCGCTTGGCACTCGGAGCACGCAAAAAAGACATACCCGAACAGAGAATTGCGCAGCCTCAGTTGTCAACTTTGTGGGGGCAGCTTTCAAACAAGGCACTACGAGGCCCAATCTAAATTTTGTTCAAATAAGTGTAGGGCAAAAAATCGCAGGTTATCCGGCGTGGATAACGAAACTAGGAGCTGCCTTGCGTGCCAAACTGCTTTCGTGGTTAACAGGTACGCAAAGATTAAAACCTGCTCTAACTCCTGTGCGGCTCGCCTCAGGTACCACAAGTAAAAGGACCTCGACGGTTTACAACATTACGGTTGAAGGGGAGCACGAGTATTTCGCTAACGGAATTCTTGTGGCGAACTGTGACGCGATGCGCTATATCGCATGTATGATCCCGTGGGACTGGGATGCCGGGGTCCCGCAGGCGATAATGAAGAATTTGCGCGAGCAAGCCCCCGTGCCCAAGGAAAAAACCGAAGTGGATCATCGCCGGGACGAAGTGTTGAACCGGGATAAACTTGCGACCGAAGCTCTTCAGGCTGAAGTGGATGAATGGAACTCACTCTATGAAACATGAAATCGATGTACCGAATATTGTCGCCCTAATGAAAGCCGGAGCAGAGTTTCACGTGGAACAATTGCACTGGGGAGACCTGAAAATTCAATTTAAAACCTACGCGCAGGATTCCCGCCCCGCTACCCCAGTGGAAGAACTGCAGGCCAACCAAATTGCGGAGGACACCCTTCGGGAGGAAGAGCGCGGATTCCGACAAGACCAACTAACTGAGATGGTGATTACAGACCCCCTTGCGTTAGAGGAGCTGATCGCTCAAGATTTAGTTGAGGATACCCAAGATGCCCAAAATTCAGCTGAGTGACCTGAAATCAGGTTACGAAGAATGGAACTCGTGTGACCAGGAGATCTTTGCCGAGCAGAGATCCAATATTTTGCTCATGGCAAGTGAGCATTACGCCAAAAAGGGCTCCAAATTCTGGTCAAATGTGCGCGATGCGCGCGAGCTGAACACAGAGCAGCGTGTCCGCCTCACAAAAAACCACATGTACAAGATCATCCGTGGGTACGCAAGCATCCAGGGGTCCTTGGCTCCGGGGGTGACGTGCCTCCCGCAGAATGAGCAAGAGCTTGGCGACGTTAAATCCGCTGAATTGCATGAAAAAGTCCGCCGCTGGGCCTCTGACAAGTACCGTTTCCGTGAAAAGGTCAGAAATTGGCTGGACGACTTCAATGTCATCGGCGAAGTGGGCTGTTTTGTCTATTATGACCCTACAAAAGGCAAGCAAGTAGGCTTTGAGCAGGAAAAAGACGAGGCTGGAGAGCCTGTTTTTGAGGAAGATGGAGTCACTCCAAAAGCCTCAGAAAAGCCTGTTTTTAGCGGCGATTTCGTGTTTGAGACGTTCTTTGGCTTCAATTTGCTCCGCGACGCCGACGCCAAGCAGATGGAAGACTCAAAGCAGTTGACCATCCGCTCTACGGCCAAAGTTTCGGAGATGAAGAAGAAGTACGCAGGCGATAAAGAGAAACTCAAGGCATTTGAGGATAGCCCAGACGGCACTTACCTCATTTTCGACGCAAATAAGGCCTCTTACGGTCGTTCTAAGGACCTATGTCAAATTAATCGCACCTTTTATAGGCCTTGCATTGAGTATCCGAATGGATATTACGTTTTTTGGACGGAGAGCGCTATTTTTGAAGAAGGCGAACTCCCCTTTGGTAAGTTCCCCGTAGCCTACGCTGCGTTTGACAGATACCAGACGTCCCCTCGTGGGAGATCCCACATCAAGATCCTCCGCCCCTTCCAAATTGAGATCAACCGCGCCGCATCGAAGATTGCCGAGCACCAAATCACTTTGGGAGACGACAAAATCATCATGCAGGCGGGAACCAAAATACAGCAGGGTGGAACTTTGCCTGGTGTCCGTGGTGTTACGGTCACGGGTGCATCTCCTCAGATTTTACCTGGACGCGACGGCAGTCAATACTACAAGCGCATGGAGCTTGACATTGATGAGATGTACCGCGCTTCTCTTTTGGCGGAACAGGCCTCGGAGAATGTTGCCCAACAAGATCCGTGGGCGCTTGTCCATCGTGCAGCCTCACAAAAAACCAAATTTAAGCTATACGTCGAGCGTTTTGAGCAGTTCTTGGTAGACACCTGGGACATTTTCTTCACGCTTGCTCGTCAGTACTTGTCGGACGAAGATCTCATGGAGATCATGGGTCCCGATGAGCAGATGAATTGGGATGAGTTCCGCGACCCCTCACACATTGGGTACAAAATTCAGCTTGAGCCGATGAGTGATGATGTCGACTCACAGTTTGCCCAGCAGATGACGATGAATCAGCTCATGCAGTTTGCGGGGAGCAAAATGTCTGAGGAGAACATTGGGCGCATCATTGAGACGATGCCGTTTGCCCGTACCAAAGATGCGTTCAAGGACATGACCCAAAATTCTCGCCTGGGGACCAACATGATTCTCGCCTTGGATAAAGGCAAGAAACCCCGTGTCCATCCAAAAGATGACCACCAATACATGATTAAGCGTCTCTCGCTGCGGATGCGTGAGCCAGACTATGATTTCCTCCCTCCACAAGTGCAGGCGAATTACGAAGAGGTTCTACAATTTCACATGAATTTCTTGGCGCAGATTGAACAACAGCTTGCCGCTGCCCAGAAAGATTTCATCCCCACCACTGGGGCGATGGTCGGAGTGGATCTCTACGTGCCCCATCCGGATGGGCCTGAGAAGGCACCAAGGCGTGCTCGCGTGCCATACGACGCTATCCAGTGGTTGATCACACGCATCGAGCAGCAAGGCAGCACCTTGGCTGAACTCGAGGGGATGAATCAATACAATCTCGCGCAGATCGCACAAACTGCAGGACTCGGACAAGACACGGTAGCGCAACCGACAGGCGCACCACCTCAACAAGTAGGTGGGATGGCCTAAACGAGCCGTTCTACGGAAATTGAACGGCTAGAGAGAGGAACAGATGAAGTATCGAGTAATGGCCCCCGTTGAAGAGGGCACAAGTGCGTCCGCAGGTGGAGTAAATGAAAAAGAAGTACCCGAAACTACCGCAGGAGAAACGGGAGGGGATCAATCCCCCCCAGAGGCGGGTGAAAAGGAAACCGTCACCGCTGGAGAGGAAGCTCCGGCATTTACGCCGAACTTTAAAGTTAAAGTCATGGACGAGGAACTCGAAATCCCCGAATCCTTCCGCACCTTAATCAAAGACGCCAACACGCAGAAGGAAGTACAGGAGATTTTCGAAAAAGCCTACGGTCTTGAGCACCACAAGAAAAAGACCTACGAGCCTTTGGTACAAAACCATCGTCAACTTACGGAACAAGTGAAGAGCCTGGATGCGGGCATGACCCAGCTCCAGCAATTGGCGCAAGATCCGAAGTCACTCAAGGACTTCATGGATTTTTGGAAGATCGATAAAAAAGTACTGTACCAATTTGTTGCGGACGAGTTACGATTTGAGGAGTTACCCGAAGCTGAAAAGAATAAAATCCTCGCTGAAAAGCGCAAGGAGTACGAAGCCGGACAGCATCGTACAGAAGCTGACAGCTACAGGCAACGCTGGCTTCAATCTGAAGCGCAGAATCGCATGTTTCAACTGGATACGGCCATTTCCAGGGAAGACATCGCTCAGGTGGCCTCGAACTTTGATGCCCGCGCCGGAAAGCCCGGAGCATTCAGACAAGAGGTAATCTACCGAGGCATTCTGCATGAACAGGCAACCGGGAAGGACCTCCCCGTTGAAGAAGCCGTTAAGCAGGTGATGAGTGTGTTGGGATACGCAGAGGAAGCGGATACGGCAGGACAGCCAGCCGCAACTAAAGTGGTCGCCTCAGTACCTCAGAAAAAACTGCCAGTCATTCCCGCCATCGGTGGTGGGAGCGGCGCAAGCCCAGTAAAACGAGCCGTAAATTCTACGGATGATCTGCGTAAACTCTACGCCGATCGATACGGTTCAAAACAAAACTAGACTATGGAGGTCTAAACAACAATGGCCACTGAAAGAACATTTCAGGATATGCTCAACGACTACCTTCCAAACAAGGTTCTCCGCGAGTCATTCCAAAAAAAGGATTTCTTCCTCTCTAACTGCGAAAAAGACGACACCTGGCTTGGCGGACCCCTTGTGGTTCCGTTCAAAGGCGCAGGCGCATCTTCCGTTAAATTCGGCGGATTGACGAACTCGGGCGACATCGGCCAGAGCAAGTACGTCCGTGGTACGATCTCGACGCAACCGGAAGTTTGGGGATCTTTGATCTTCAACGAGCGCGATTTGATGGAACACGGCAAGCTCTCTGAGCAGAACTTGCTTAAGGTTCTCCCAGACGAAATTGAAGACTTCACTGACTTCATTCGCATGGCAACGAGTCTTTCGTTCACCAACGGCGCACACTTCGCAACCTCTACGGCAAACGGCGACTCAAGCGGCAATCTCACGATTGATCGCCCAGAGCGCCTTGAAGTCGGCATGAAGGTCTATATTGACGACGACAACAGTGACCCAGTCCCTGCTTACGTCAACACGGTCAACATGGACACCGGTGCAGCTACTTTCGTCACTGCCCGTTGGGGATCGACAGCAGTTGACTTGAGCGGTTACACCACC